AGCTTGGCAAAAGTTCTTTATATGCTTGCGCTTGAAACTGAGTAATCGCCTCTGCTATCAAAGGGTGTGTTACACCACTAGAGCCCCTAAAGGGTTGGTCCCTTTCTTCGTATTTAATACCTAGCAGCTCTAAGCCGTTAACATAAGCATCTTCCCAATCTTTCCTGCCAGATCTGTCTTCTTCATACTGCCCTGTTAATTCGCTAGCAATATCCATTAGATCTCGCTCGTCGATTAGTTCGGCTAAATTAGAATCATGCTCCGCAAAAAGAGCTTCTTTAAATCTTTTTTGTTCTTCGTAGTTAAGAACTACCGAACCATCTTCTTGCTCCTCCATTTCAGGAGATTCATCCATCTCTTCAATTTCAATATCTATCTCTGTGTCATCCATACCCTGAAAAGAGCTGCCGCTAGAGGGCATTACCCCATCAATTAAAGAAGTAGGTTCGTTCGCCATTTAAAAATCCTTCTTACTGTCCGTCTTGATTAGGGGGTAGCATTTTTGCTTTTCCCACGTTAAGCGCCATTAACTCAATCACTTTATATAACTTTCCAAGTAGCTCGTCATCTTTTGGTGTTGAAGTCATGGAAGCAATAAAAGAAGCCGCGCATACAACCCCTGCTACAATTCCAGCCATTTCCGCTAAAAAATCAAACATATCTTACTCCTTATCGTAGTCTCTATAAAATTTAACTATAGCAATAATGTTACTAGTGTACCTTTTTATTTCAGCCATGTTCATAGCTAAGTTTTCATACTGTTTGGTTGTTAAGGCGTAGTACGGCTTTGCAGGGGCGTTACCTTCTTCTATTAAGGCCAAATACTCTCCCATTAAAGTTGGGGTCAGTACTTCAAACTTAACATCCGTAAGTTGCATCTCCATTGGCAATGGCGGGTGATACATCGGCGGTCGCTCTGCTATGGTTTTTACTTCCACGGGCTTTACAGGCTGCATCATTGAGCAGCCACTTAGCAAAACTAGGCTAACCGCGAACAGAAGCAGGCGCATCTGGAACCTCTACTGGGGCGGGTGTTTCACGTGGAACATCTTCTTTAGGATCAAACTGGTTTGGATCTGTCATCTTAATTAGTTGGACTTTAAGCTTTTGCGTACCGTTATTGACCCTTGATTCGATTAACTTTGGCTTGGCTAAGGCTAGACTGTTCATATCGTGTTTAGAAAACTTATCTCTAAGAGTTCCTACTTGCCGCAAAGCTTCGTTTTTCTCTGCTTCCAAGCTGTTTAGCTGAAAGCTTATTTGTTCTTGTTTTTGTAGATAAGCGTCAATAGAGTCGTTCTGTTCTTGTATCTTACTTTCAAGAATAACTTGATTGCCTTTAAGCACAGCCATTTGATTATTGAGGTATTTTATATAACTGGCCGAGCCTGCAACAGAAGCAAATAACAAAACGCCTAGTATTATTGCAAGCTTAAAACCCACTAATAATCGCCCCAAACTTTTACTTTAGTACCGCCCCAATACTCAACCGCAAGGCCAGCGTCTACTAGTTTCTGATTAATTGAATTACCGTCAAAGTCCCACAGCACCCCAAGAATCCGACCATACTTACCACGACCCTGTGATTCTAGTACAAAACCATCTTTGGTTAGTTCTTTTAACAGGTCTTTAGCTTGTAGCCCTAGTTTCTTTTCGGCTAAGTCTCTAGTTCTTGATTCTGGAGTATCTATTCCCACCAGACGAATACGTTGTTTTGCAAGAATAATTGAGAACCCTAAGTCAAGGTTTACATCACAGGTGTCTCCATCAACTACGCGGTCTAAAGTACATTTATATACAAAAGGTTTTATTTTGTCTTTCATTTTACATGCCTACGGTTTTGGGTGTGCGTCTTTTACCGCTTTTACGGCTTTGAACCATTCACCTGTACTGTTACCTTTTCCTGCAACCATGTCTTTATAAAGCAGGTCTAACTGATCTCCAATGCTAGGATAAGCTGCAACTCGATTGTATTTGTATGTATCTGGGTCTACCCAAGCGTTTACCAGAGATACATTAAGCGTGACTGGATCGCCATTAACATCAAGAGCAATATCGTCGCTGACAGTAACAACTTGAGAATACAGTGCAAGTATGGCTTTATGATTCATTACGCTATCTCCATCGCTGTTAACGAGGAAGCTCCTCTTGGGAAGTAGGCTTGATCTGAATCACCGCCAAGAAAATTAATAGAAACCGTTCCCGATCCGAAGTTTGGCGCACCTTGCACTTTATAGGTAACAGCAGAGGTTGTCGCTGGAGAATCTACATAAGTAAGATGAGAATTGTTTGCTACCACCCCTGCTCCAGAAGGTGATGTCATAAATGCTGCAACCCTTTGTCGGTTTGATGCAGCCCCACCAATAAAATCATCAGCGTTGCCGCCAGTAAACCGCAAAGCAGCTATTCTGTCAGCCGTCATACAACCATAATTAACTTGTGCCATAAGTAGGATTTTACTTGAGGTGGTTTTAGGCGTGATGGCTACAGACAAAGAGGTGATGTCTACAAAATTAAACACATTACTAGCGGCTGCTGCGATAGTTTGTACCCCAAGAAAATTAGCGGTAACTACCTGTAAAATGCAACCTGTCGTAGAATTGGTTAGTACCGTCCCTGTTTCAGCAGGTAAAGTCATCGTTCTAGTCCCAGCCTCGGCGGGTACGGCTAGCGTGATTGCTCCTGACGTTGATCCACTGATTACAACACTGCCCATTATGACTCCAGTGCTGTTATTCTAGCTTCAAGTTCTTGTATTGTTTTAACCAGTAATGGCACTAGCTTGCTTTGGTCTATGCCTTGATAATCAGGGGCTGATGCTTCTTTAACGTCCCCAATGCTTTTGCCAGCAGGTAATTCATCGCCTTCAACATAAAGCACTTCAGATTTCATTCCATCTTTTGTTCCTCTGACTGCTTCTGGAACAATGCTAGATACTTCATGAGCAAGAAAACCATCTACAATTTCACTATCTGCGTTTACTTTAAAGTTAAACCTTGCTGGTTTAAGTTGTTTTAGTCTTGTTGTAGCGTCCCAAGAATAACCTACATTTTCTTTTAGTCGATAGTCAGAACTAGTGTTGAACGCGGTGGCGCTTGTAGTTGTAGTGACACTACCAACTTCACCACCGTTACTAAAATAAGTGTGATGTCTACCACCTGCTTGTCCTGCGGTATCGTTTGTGTTAAAAAGCCACTTTGCATTGCCTGGAAAACTAGCTGTCATTACTGGAACAGAACCTACAGAGTTTGTACCGACTCTAAAGACTTCAGCAGTTGGTGATGCTGAACCAGCCGCTATTTGGACTGTGCCGCCAGTGGTAATACGCATACGTTCTGCATTACTTGTGCCAAATGCGATACGGCCAGCTTTAGCATTGTTAAGGAACGCATCTAAACTGTTATCAATTGACAAGTTAAGACCACCGCCACCTGCCGATGCTGTTGCATCGTTAGTCATTAAATACGCTGCTGTAGAACCTCCCCCATCAATTTCTACGGTTCCGTTAATTTTTACAGTTCCTGTTAGAGATGCGCCAGAGCTGGTAACAGCAACCTTAGTATTACCTGCTGATTGTAAGTCTAAATTACCTGACGTATCAGAAGTTAATTTTAATCCACCAGAAGTATCTGCGTTAATAAGAGTTGTCATGCTATATTCCTACAAAACCACCCAGCGACTACCGCTAGGGATTGTTACATCTACGCCAGATGCTAATGTTATCGGGCCAACGCTCATAGCGTTCTTGCCCGAAGTTATTGTGTAATCTACTGTAACGTCATCTGAGTTTTCAACAAATACTTCATCGGATCCGCCCCCAGTAGCTCCTCCTCCTACAGACCCCCAAGCGGCTGTATAGCCTTCAAACTTACCTGTAGTGCTGTTGTAGCGAAACATTCCTGCTGCGCCTGTAGGTCGTTGCGCTGTAGTACCAGACGGCATCTTTACAGTGCCTGTTCCTGAGAATACTAAGTTATTAGGGATAGTAGCAGTCCCTGCGTTAAATGTTACATTGTCTCCTACTGCGTCTCCTAAAATTACATTACCTGTAGTCGTAAGTGCAGCAAATGTACCTGCAGCAGGAGTAGAGCCGCCAATAATTGAGTTATTTACCGTACCGCCTGAGATAGTTAAATCGCTTGCTACATAAGTATCAGCAATTGCTGTACCTTGCCAAGTACCAGTTCCTACTGTACCTACAGTAGCAATGCTAGAACTACCAGCAAGAGGACTATAAAGGGTTCCTAAAGCACTGCCGCCTAAAGTAATTGCATCAGCTTCTAAAGTCCCATTTATATCAGCGTCACCTTCTATATCAAGAGAAGCTGCGTCAAGCTCTCCTGCTAATGTAATGTTATTAAATCCTGTTATGTCTTTGCTGCTATCTACTACTACAGCTTTAGAAGCTAATACCGTACCTGCAGTAATACCATCTAGCATCTCTAACTCAGCTTCACTAATTGCTGCAGCACCTACTGTAAGGGATGTAAACGCTCCGGTTGAAGCAGATGTAGCACCTATAGGTGTTCCGTCAATACTTCCTCCGTCTATGTTAACCGATGAAAATGATAAATCAGCGGTTACGTCAACAATAGCAGCGCCAGAACCTGCGCCATCAGCGTAGATAATCTTACTGTCGCCATTTAAAACACTGACGTTAGCTCCGCCGCCTTGCGTAAACGTAGCAGTCTCCCCGCTACTGTTTACTACTATGTAAACTTTATCCGCATTATTAGGAGCAATAGTTATTGTGTTTGTACCGCTAGGGCTACCACCTAAAACAAGAACTTTGTATTGTCCGTCTGACAATGCTCCATCAGTAGTAGTTAGGGTGTGAGTTGTTCCCGATAGCGTTATTGCACCTACGCCATTAGTGGCTCTATCCAATATATCCATATTGGTATTTATTGTTGTGCCCCATTCTCCCGATTGGTCACCGATTCCTGGTTTCTCAATTCCAGAGTTTAAGGTATAAGTACTAGCCATTATTCAACGCCCCTAAGTTCGCCGTTATCTCCTCTACGAACAGGTCGGCCTCCTATAGAGGCGACCCTACCGTCTGGGCCTCTCTCAATGTTTAAGTCTGGTTCTTGCATTTCTTGGGGTTGCTGTGGAGCCATTTGGCCTTGTTGCTGTAGTATTGCATCTAATTTAGAGTTAAGCGGGTCTATCTGAAACATCTGTTGACGCTGAGTAATGTGATTCATACTCTCATTAACTTTATTGCTAATTTGGTCAATAGCCGTATTAGTATAACTTTCGTATTGATCTTTAAGAGTTTCAACTAAATTTAGATAATCAATAGGAGCCACTGCGTCTTGTTTCTCCGTGGCTGCCTTACCAGCAAGAGCTTCTGCAGCTTTAGCTTCTTTGTAAACAACTTCTGCTGAAGTTCTTTGTTCTTCAGTCTTAGCTTTAGCAATATTAAGCAGAGCTTCTGACTGGTTCCAAATAGCTTCGCCTCTATCTCTCTCAGCCTCTGCTTCCATCTCAGTGTCTTGGCGAGCATTTGTAAGTTTACTCTCCATAACTTTAAACATAAGAGCTTGTTTTTTGAGTTCTTGGTCAGCTCTTTTAGTCTGTTGATCAAAGTCTGGTTGAGGCTCTGGAGGATTAAGTGCTTGCTCTAAGAACTTATCTGCAATGTTAACAAGCTGTTCTTTGTCTTCTATGTTGTAATTGTTAATTACACCTTTAAGCAGTAACCAATACGCAGGAGAAGCAGGAGGAACTGTCTGCATCAACTGTGTAAGTTGTGCTACTTCAAACTCCCTAGCTTGCGCTCCGAGAGCGCCGTGTACTCTAAACCGATAATCTGCTACAGGATACCTTTCGGTATCAAACTGCATATATCTCCAAGCTATCTTGTGTATTAGTGGGCCTAAAAATTCAAACTCCATATTACGGAGTGTTCTCTTAGCTCGCTTAAGTATTGCGCCCATCATCATAGACATGCCACCTGCAGTGGCGTTTCTAGGGTTAACACCTAATGGTGCCGCAGTATCCATAGAGCCTGTAGCCATAGTCACCATACGCTCAAACTCTGCAGACTGTCGATAGCTCTGCGGGTCTGGTCCAGGAAACTTAAACGGAGCAATAGCTTCGTTAACAGGGCCAGAGACAATTATGTTCCTTCCTGGTCTTATAGAAAAGTCTCCGTTACGCGGAGCCATCATACCGTTAACTAAGGCTACTGGATACGTAGCTAGTGCTAACGAATCTATTCTAGCTCTTAACTCTGCGTCAAGTGCTTTCTGTGGGTTATAGCCTTTTTCAGCTATACCTCTTCCCCAGAACCTGTTAGGTACTGTGTCCCACTGGAACGCAACAAAAGACCTGTCTTGCATAATAAAAGGGTTACGAACTACCTTTAGTAGTTCAGACCGATTAGCAATCCAGACAATAGCTTCTACCATTTCTCCTGCATCATCAAACTCTATATTAGAGTTTTCTTCTGCAAACTCAGCTAAAGGGTCGCTAACGCTTTCTTTAGCAGCGTCTTTAAATAAATCTTTAGGTACTAATCCGTGATACTCTACAATCTCAACGTGTTCTACTTGTTCGTAGCTTTCTTCGTGTATATCAAACTCTTGATGAGCAGCCGCTTCTGTTTTGTACAGACCTACGTCTGTCTTGTTCCACAAACCTCTGTCTTGTTTTTGAACAACTTCGTGTTTAGGTATTGTGTAGATGTGAGCTGCGCCTAAAGCTTCTTCTATGCTTTTAGCCGCTACGTCAATTACAAATTCATTAGGGTCAACAGGAATAAGTTTAACGTGTATATCATCAACCATCTCTATATCACTAGTTACACCAGAAGAACCTGTAATAGGCACTCTGCGTGGTTTTTGCTCTACTGATATTTTTCCTATGCCTGTGCCATACAGCGCAGCATTTAACAGAATCTCTGAAATGCTTTTATTAACATTTCTTGTTTCAAAGTCTTCTAGTAATTGAGAAGTAATTGCATCTAAACGAGTGTCAACATCTCTAGCTAACTCTTCAATCTGAGCTGGGTCTATGTTGTCTCTGTTTTCTTTAATAAGTTGTGCAAAGATTTTCTCTCTTACATCATCTTCTAAATCAAACCACCGTTTTCTGTGGAAAACAGTTTCTTCCATCTCTGCAACTCCAGCCTCAATAGACTGCTGCAAAGCAGGTGCAATAATTTTAGATCGTTCGTGCTGTCGAATCTTATCTTCTGGGCCACCGTGTTGGCCTCTCCAAAGACGATAATATTCTTGCCACCTTCTTTGGTGTTGACGATTTCTGGCTTCTTCCCAATTATCTACTTTGTAGGTAATCCACCCTGTTAGTTCTGTATCGACGGGTTTCTTTTCGGGGTCTGTGTTCCCGTTGTAGCCCTCTACGATGTTAGTTACTGCCATTATACGTCCTTTTACATTCCGCTAACAGGATCAAGAGCTTCCCACTCTTCTACTTCGCTATTAACTCTCATGTCATATGGTGTTACTGCAATCTGGTCTATATACGCCAGACTATCTATCATGTCATCATGTGACATAGGGTTTGGAAAGTCTAATAATTGTTCTGTAATTTTTTTTAAATATTCACCAGGAGCAAAGGTTAATCTTCCTTGCTCCATTCTGCCTTGTAACGCCCAAACAATCCTGTCTGCTTTCTTCTGATTACCGTGAGAAAGTTCTACAATGTATGGGTATACATTTAACCTTCTCATGTTATCTTGTAGGTAAGGCATAAGAGCGTTCTTTAACGCTCCTTTTTCAATCCCTAACAATCTTGGTTTATACTTCTGTGCAGCCCTTAATATTCGCAATGCTGTTTCTCTTACGTTCCAACGGCCAGTAATAACATCGTGGACATACCACCCTGCGTTAGAAACTTCTACTATAGATATAGCAGTTTCGTCTAATCTTTTAGTTCTGCCTTGAGAGATACCTTTTACATCTTCGTATCCCGCAGGGTCTACGCTCATGTAAATATCACCAGTTTCTCTTGGCTTTTCTTCTACGTCTATCATGTCGGACTTAAATACTGTGCCTCCAAAAGAAGAAAAATTAGCTTCAAACTCTTGTCTAACGTATTCTAACGGCATATCTTTTGTAGCCATTAAAACTTCTTTAGGATCTAAAAATGGATTGTCAATGGACTTATATGTCCAAGCAGCCCAATCTTCTGAATCTAGTCCTTCTTGCGCGTTAATAAAAAGATCGTAGAAGTGGTTTTTTCCATTAGGAGTACCAATAAAAAGAGCGCCACCGCGAACGTCAGCTAAAGTTGGACGTATTATAGAAGTCCAAACTTCTTCTTTCATAAAAGCATACTCATCCATTACTACATACGATAGCCCCACGCCTCTCAGAGACTCTGGCCTATCAGAACCTTTTAAATGTATGGTTCTGTCGTTAAGTAAAGTAATAATACCTTCGTTTTCTCGTACTTTTTTAGTTATTGGGGCAGCCATCTGTTTGAGGGCTTGCCACATAATGTCTTTAGCTTGGTTAAACGTAGGAGCTATATAATAACAAGCTTTATCCGACAAATCGTAACCAAACTCGTTAGTTTCTTCTAACGCTTTGCATATTAGCTTAACTCTAGCAAGATAAGACTTGCCAAATCGTCTTCCTGCGCCAACAACCTTAAATCTACTATCAGAAGTAAAAATAGCTTGCTGTGCAGGATGTAACGAAAAATT